CTGCAGGAATATGCAAACAACGCCTATAAGACGGCGGGTATGTCGGCAAACGACTATATGTCAACGGTCACATCTTTTTCTGCCTCCCTTATTTCTTCCCTTGGAGGAGATACCGAGGCGGCAGTAAAGTATGCGGATATGGCCATTACAGACATGGCGGATAACGCCAATAAGATGGGTACGGACATCGGACTCATCCAGAACGCATACCAGGGATTTGCCAAGCAGAATTATACAATGCTGGACAACTTGAAACTCGGCTACGGCGGCACCAAGACCGAAATGGAACGTCTGCTTGCCGATGCACAGGCAATTTCCGGCATTGAGTATGATATCAGTTCTTATGCAGATGTGGTTTCCGCTATCCATGTAATTCAAGAGAGCATGGGTGTGGCGGGTGCAACGGCAGCCGAGGCGGAACACACCATTGAGGGTTCTTTGAACTCCATGAAGGCTGCCATCGATAACCTTATCGTAGGTTTCGGTAATGCAGATGCAGACATTGAAATGCTCTGCAACAATGTGGTGGATGCGTTCCAGGATGTGCTGACCAACATCACTCCCGTGATTGAAAACATCATAGCAGCACTGCCTACGGCTCTGAACGCCCTGCTTGCAACGGTGGGAGAACTTCTTCCGACACTTTTGGATACGGTGGTTGACCTGTTTTCGCAGGTGCTGAATACCATACTTACCATGCTGCCGGAACTTATCCCTGTGGTAATCGATGCAGTGATGACCATCGTAAATACTCTGATTGAAAATCTGCCGTTGCTGATTGATGCGGCCATTCAGATAGTGATGTCCCTGGTACAGGGTATTGGTGAGGCTCTCCCCACACTGATTCCAACAGCAGTACAGGCGATTATTACCATTGTGCAGAGTCTGATTGACAATTTACCGATGATATTGGATGCGGCCTTGCAGCTTATACAGGGTCTTGCAGATGGTTTGCTTACGGCGATTCCTGTTTTGATAGAGGCTCTGCCTTCCATTATTCTCGCCATTGTGGAATTTGTCATTGGTGCGATTCCGCAGATTATAGACGCAGGCATTCAGCTTCTGACTTCGCTTGTTTCCGCATTGCCGGAAATCATTGTGGCAATCGTGGAGGCAATCCCACAGATTATTGAGGGTATTATCACAGCGGTGCTTGGGGCAATCCCTCAAATCATCCAGGCGGGCATTGATTTGCTCGTAGCACTTATTCAGGCACTGCCGGAAATCATTACAACCATTGTGAGTGCAATCCCGGAAATCATCGGTTCTGTGGTAAATGCCTTAATTGGCAGTATTCCGCAAATCGTACAGGCAGGCGTGACGCTCTTTATTTCCTTAATAAAGAACCTGCCGACCATCATCGTGGAAATCGTAAAAGCCGTGCCGCAGATTCTGTCCGGCTTAGTGAATGCTTTCGGTAAGGGTGTATCGCAGCTTGCAAGCGTGGGCGCAAACCTTGTCCGTGGCTTGTGGCAAGGTATCCAGTCCCTGGCATCCTGGCTTTGGAATAAGGTGTCCTCCTGGATTTCTTCCATTTGGGACGGTATCTGCGACTTCTTCGGTATCCATTCGCCTTCGGATGAAATGGCGTGGATTGGTGAAATGCTTGTGGAAGGTCTGGCAGGCTCCATCAATACCAATGGTAAGGATGCGGTTGCTGCCGCTGAAGGTATGAGCAAGGACATCAACGATGTGATGCACAGCCTTGCAGATGATATGACCACGGCACTTCCTACGGACTTTAGTGTAAATGGTACGGTCAACCGCAATGACACGGTATCCGGTGCAGGATTCGGTGGAGGTGCATTGATTACCATTCAGCAGATGATTGTCCGCAGTGAAGAGGATATCCGTAAGATTTCCCAGGAACTTTACAACTTGATTCAGAGTGGCTCCCGTGCACAGGGACACTTCACTACGGCATAAAGGAGGGTTTTGACCTATGGGTTTTATTTTTAATGACATTACGTCGGGCAGCATGGGCATCAAAGCCCGCCTGACTTCCTGGCAGGTGTGTGGTAAGATGCGTAATTTTACCACCACCGTGCCAGGCAAATACGGTGTGGCAGATTTCGGTGCTGATTTCGACTACCGTGAAATTAATGTCCACTGCAACATTTACCCCAAGGCGAATTTTACGGCTTTGGTATCCGCCTTGGATGATATCGCAGCTTGGCTTGACCCTGTGCAGGGGTTGCGTCAGCTTATTTTTGATGATGTGCCGGACAGATACTTCATGGCAAGGCTTAACGATGCGGTGGACTGTGAAAGGCTCATCCGCTCGGCAGGCTCTTTTGATTTGAAGTTTTTCTGTCCTGACCCTTTTGCCTATGCCATTACGGATGAAACTTTCTCCATCAAAGAGGAAGGTATCCATACCGTAAGCCGTGCTATCGGCAACATAGAGTCCCTGCCTGTGTATTGCATCAGCGGTGTGATAACGGCAGGAGCAAGCAACTATATCAGCATTACCACAAACGGCTCGGAACTGAAAATCGTAAACGCAACGCTCTCTGAAGGAGAAACCCTTGTTGTGGATACCGATAAAATGACAGCCTATGTGGTAGATGAAAACGGCGAGACTTTACGAAACGGTTTGCCGTATTTACAGGAACTGAACTTTCCGACCCTTGCTGTCGGAGAAAATATCGTCACAGTGGAAGTAAATAATGCCACGCTGACGGAATTACAAATTCAAGCGAAAAGCAGATGGAGGTGACGGCATGGCTCTGAAAATGATACTGAACAAGCAGACAGATTTCACAGGAGAATTTCCTGCGGAGTATGCCACCTCCGGTCTGTGGCGATTTAACGAGTCTGCACCGGATGAAGATACGGCTCTTGCCGATTCCTCCGGCTATGGCAGAAACTTTACTGTTGTGAACTGGAGTGGAACAACCGCCAACCTTTCCAACAGTCCCAAGGGCAGACAGATTCGTTTTAATATCAACAATCCGACCACGGAGAAAACCCACCTGCAGGTGACCAATGACGGCACTATCTTTGCCAACCTCGGTGAGCGTATCATCGTGGGTGGGTGGATGTGTCCTACCACTTATTCCGTGGGTAACACTTTCTGTCCGATATTTAATACCCGTTACGGTCCGGGACAGCCGATTTTCTACCTGTCCCTGTATTCCGGTAAGCCGAGAATTATGCTTTATAACTCTTCGGGCAGCCTTATCCTTGATAAGACCGTGACGCCGACATTTTCACTGCAAAATGGCAAATGGTATTTTATCGCAGGTGTGATTGAGCCGAATGAAAAGAAGTTCACTTATGTTGTGGGCGACCGTTCTGCAGGAGTGGTTTGGAAGTCCGATATGCTGACCTTCACGGGAACGTTGAATACAGAGTGTACGGCTGACCTTGTTATCGGTATGCACGCCGACACCTATTATTACGCAGGTGGTTTTGACGAGTGGTTTTTGGACTGCGATTCGCAACTTACGGCATATGATTTGGTGGATTATTTCAATGCCACCATCCTTTGTAACGGTGCAGACAGTTCTTCCGATGTAGATGCCCTGTCCGATGCAAGCGGTGTAACCTTAAAAGCAACGGACGGTGTTTACCCTGAAAGCGGTGTGCTTTATACCAAGGCGGCGGAGTGCAGTCTGTCCGGCACGGGCAAAGTGTCCTATACAAGCGAATATATCGCAGGCACTACGGCAATCGCCTCGGTGGAAACCTCCACCAGTGATGACCTCTCCGATTGGAGTGATTGGGTTGCTGTGGGAACGGACGGCAAGCTGCAATCTCCGAACCGAAACTATATCTGTTTCAAGGTTACACTGACTACCTCGGATACTTCCAAAACACCGAAACTCATTGATATCCGTTTGTATGACATTCCGAAAGCACCTTATGAGAAAATCGGCTATGCCCGTCCTGTGGTGCTTGATGATAACGGAGCGTGGGAGGCCATTTTGGAGAATGCCTACGATATCATCGTAACGGGCGAAATCAACGGCGAGGACACGCTGACTTTTTCCATTCCGTTCCGTGACAGCAAACGAAAGTATCTGGAAAACGAAAAGAAAATCCAAATCGTAGATGATGTGTATAAGGTGCGTACCATTACGGATGTGAAGGACAGCACCGGAAACACGGTAACGCAGGTGTATGCCGAGGCGGAGTTTTATGACCTTACTTTTTCTGTCCGAAAGGAAGAAAAGAAGTTTGATGCGGAAATGGCGGATGTGGCTATGGCGTATGCCCTTGCTGATACGGAGTGGAGTGTGGGAACGGTCAATGTGACTTCCAAACGTACCTGGACGAGTTCGGAGAAAAACGCACTTTCCATCTTACGCAGCGTTGCCAATCTTCACGGTGGTGACCTTGTATTTGATTGTCCGAACCGACTGGTGCATTTGCTGACGGTCAACGGCAAGGACAGCGGTGCCTTGTTTGCCTATAAGAAGAATATGAAAAGCATCGAGCGTGTTGTGGATACCCGCTCCCTTGTAACAAGGCTTTATGCCACGGGTGCCAACGGCATGACCTTTGCCGACATCAACGGCGGCAAGCCTTACCTTGAGGATTTCACTTATTCCAAGGAAGTGCGTATTACCACTTTGGATTGTTCTTCCTTTACCAATCCATATCAGATGAAGGAATACACGGCTATGCGCCTTGCGGAATACTGTAAGCCTTCCGTTTCCTATGTGCTAAATGCGATGGACTTGTCGGTACTGACGGGCTATGAACATGAGGCTTGGAACTTGGGCGATTATGTCCGAGTGGAGGATAAGGATTTGGGGTTATCGGTTACCACCCGTATCGTGCGCCGTGAATACAACCTGCAGGAGCCTTGGAACACGGTACTTGAACTTTCCACCACACTGAAAAACCTCGGCAGTTCGGTCAGTTCCATCGATACCATTGCCGATGCTCTGGAAGGTACAGGCATGGTATCCAACAACGATATCCGTGAACTTGTGCCGTTCAATCATCTGCGAAACTCCCGTGCCGATGACGGTCTTGCCTATTGGGTCAGTTCCGGTTTCGAGGCTGACGGAGAAAACGGTGCGTCCGGCACGGCATCCTTTAAGGCTGTGGGCGTTGAGGGCATGACCTTAAGCCTTGCCCAGACCGTGTACCCATCCAACCGCAGCAGTTATACACTGTCGGCGCAGATTGCATCGGAGGATTTGAAAAAACTGTCTGATGATGCACAGGTCGGAATTGAAGTGGTTATTGAATATGAGGACGGCAGCACCGAAACCCGATTCATTGACCTTTACTGATGGAGGTGCTTATGGCTTATTTTTATAAAACATCGGAGAAGATAACACCTGAAAATTACTTCTCCAAAGTGAAATCAATTACCGTGCGTGTGTGCATTACCAACTGCACAGGCACTTTATATATTACAGACCTTTTGCTGCAGCCAGGTTCGGTTGCCACGGGATGGGTAGGTCATCCCTGCGAAATCAAGTGGGTGCTTGATGGCTAATCCGGTATTTATCCGTTTGGCAGAGGTCATCAACAAAAAGCAGGATATGCGTGTTGTGAGCGTTACCGTGAAACCTACCATCACGAACTGCTCCGGCACGATTTGGTTTACCGACCTGCAGTTACAGGAAGGACCTGCCTTGACAGGATATGTGCCACACACAGAGAGCCGACTTGCGGAAGGCTCCAAGGTGTGGTTCAACGGCGTGGTGCGTTCTGCGGAAACCGTGATTGTCTGCAATCTTGGAGAAACCTCCGGCGGCTTGGATATTCATATTTATCCGAAATCCGATATGGCGGCAGGCTCGGTGCAGCTCTCCCAAGGTGTGGGTGGACAGAAAGTAAAATTCCCAAATGCACTGGCAGCAGAAGATGATCTGGCACTTCTTGCTTCGGTGAGGGAATGCACCAAGAACGGTGTCACAGAGACGAAAGAGGGATTTTATCAATACAGTGCTGCTTGGGATTCCAAGCATACGTGAGGAGTTCAATCGCATGATTGACGAGGCTATGGCGGGCAAAATCGACATGATTGTTACCAAGTCCATCAGCCGATTCGCACGAAATACACTGGATTGCCTTAAATATATCAGGCAGCTTAAGGAAAAGAACATCCCCGTTTATTTTGAAAAGGAAAACATCAATACGATGGATGCCAAGGGTGAGGTGCTGCTTACCATCATGGCGAGCCTTGCACAGCAGGAAAGCCAGTCCTTATCCCAGAACGTAAAATTGGGATTCCAGTACCGTTACCAACAGGGGCAGATTACCGTGAACCACAATCGTTTCCTGGGGTACACCAAGGATGAAAAAGGTCAGTTGATTATTGACCCTGATGAGGCAGTTGTGGTCAGACGTATTTACAGAGAGTACCTTGAGGGTGCAAGTCTGCAGCAGATTTGCAGAGGCCTTGAGGCAGACGGGATATTAACGGGTGCCGGAAAGAAGAAATGGCGACCAGAATCAGTTAAGAAGATACTTCAAAACGAAAAATACATCGGTGACGCACTTCTTCAGAAAACCTATACAGTGGATTTCTTGGAGAAAAAGCGTGTGCCGAATAACGGCATTGTTCCTCAGTATTATGTAGAGAACAGCCACGAAGCCATTATCCCCCGAGACCTTTATATGCAGGTGCAGGAAGAAATGATAAGACGTGCCAACCTTCACAGCGGGCAGGAACGAAAAAAGCGTGTTTACAGTAGCAAGTATGCACTTTCAAGTATCGTGTACTGCTCCAAGTGCGGTGACATTTACCGCAGAATCGCATGGAACAACAGAGGTAAACATTCCATCGTGTGGCGTTGCTGCACCAGGGTGGAACACGGTCCGGGAGCCTGCGCTGCCGATACGATACAGGAATCCGAACTTCAGAACCTTGTGGTAAGAGCCATCAACATGGCACTCTGCAAAAAGGATACCATGAGCGAAAACTTGCAGAAAAATGTCGAGGCGGTGCTTACCGGAGCAGACGGCATTCCGCTTGACGAAATTGACAGCCGTTTGGAACAGCTACAAAAGGAACTCCTAAAGGTGGCCAACGCCAAAGGAAACTACGATAGCATCGCAGATGAGATTTACCACCTTCGAGAAGTAAAGCAGAATGCCTTGGTGGACAATGCCGAGCGTGAAGGCGTGAAACAGCGAATCAGCGAAATGCAGCAGTTCCTTGCAGAGCAGACGCAAAATATCACCGAATATGATGAGCAGTTGGTTCGCAGACTGATTGAGAAAATAACGGTCTATGATGAGAGGGTTACTGTGGAGTTCAAATCCGGCACAAGCGTGGATGTGAGAAGATAATATTTACTGGAATGCACCTTGCAGCAATGCAGGGTGTTTTTCTGTTGCTTTTTTGTAACATTTCCGGCGAAGGGATTGTATTTTTGTTATTTGCGTGTTATAATAAATTATCTTATTTGTGTTAGAACTAACAAGGTTGCGAATAGGAGTGGCGAATATATGATTAAAAACAATATAGAAGTAGATGTAAAAGTAAAATGCATAGAGAACGGAACTACCCAGGCGCAGCTTGCGGAAACAATCGGAACTACGGGTCAGTATGTTAATCGCATCATCAAAAAGCAGGACGGTGTTGTGAATAAGACCTTCGTGCAGATGCTGGAGGCTTTGGGGTACGATATTGAACTGACTTATGTGAAAAGAAAAAGTGACACCTGTGGTGACACTATTTAGAAACAAAAAAAATACTATAAACAGTTAGACAAATTTGAATTTTCACGTCGATGAGGGAGACTAAATGAAAGATAAAGTTTGTAGAATTATAAAAATTGATAAGGATGCATTATTTGAATTTATATATGAGAATTTCATTAGTCAGGAAGAATCTTTATTAGATATTGAAACAAAAGTTGGAATTAGCAACCATTTTGATATCAATTGGGACACAGGAGAATTTATCTTTATGGCTCATAATGGAGAGGATGCAGATGAAAACATTATTCCTCTTCCTAAGGATGTTGATATAAAAAAAGTAATGGAGAAAATCTCGACCACAACAGATTCCGTATTGAGTTCAGGCGAGAACTATAAGGATTATACATTTGATGAATTAAGTAAGTTGATGAATGACTAA